GGACTGTCTACAAGGTCTATACTGATGGAGGTTTTTCAGGTTCCAATACTGAAAGACCAGCGCTAGAGAGCCTTATCAAAGACGCTAACAAGAAAAAATTTGATACTGTGCTAGTCTATAAGCTAGACCGTCTCAGCCGTAGTCAAAAAGATACACTATTTTTGATTGAGGATGTATTCATCAAGAATGGGATTGAATTTCTGAGCTTACAAGAGAATTTTGACACCTCTACGCCTTTTGGCAAGGCTATGATAGGACTTTTGAGCGTGTTTGCTCAGCTGGAGCGTGAACAAATCAAAGAAAGAATGCAACTGGGTAAGCTAGGCCGTGCCAAAGCTGGAAAATCTATGATGTGGGCTAAGACATCCTATGGCTATGACTATCACAAAGAGACTGGCACAGTGACCATCAATCCAGCACAGTCACTAGCTATCAAATTCATCTTTGAGAGCTATCTATCAGGTAGATCAGTCACTAAGTTAAGAGATGACCTAAATGACAAGTACCCTAAACCGATACCGTGGAATTATAGAGCTGTAAGGACGATTTTAGACAACCCTGTCTACTGTGGTTACAACCAATACTTGGGTGAAATATACAAGGGCAATCATGAGCCTATTATCTCAAAAGAAACCTATGACAAGACCCAAAAAGAGCTCAAAATCAGGCAAAGGACTGCAGCTGAAAACGTCAACCCCAGACCATTTCAAGCAAAATACATGCTTTCTGGTATCGTTCAATGTGGCTACTGTCTAGCTCCTCTAAAAATCTTGATGGGCGTGATTAGAAAAGATGGCACTAGGTTTATAAAATATGAATGTCATCAGAGACACCCTAGAAAAATAAAGGGAGTTACTACCTACAATGATAACAAAAAGTGTGACTCAGGATTTTACTACAAGGATGACATTGAGGCCTTTGTCTTGCAAGAGGTCAATAAATTACAACATGACACCGATTATTTAGAGGAAATCTTTTCAGACAACCAAAAAGAGGCTATTGACCGTGCCAGCTATCAAAAACAGATACAAGAATTGACTAAGAAAATCAGTAGACTTAATGACCTATACATAGATGACAGAATTACCCTAGAAGAATTACAGGTAAAATCTGCTGAATTTTTAAATATGAGAAGTTTACTAGAAAAAGAGCTAGAGGATGACCCAGCACTCAAGCAAGAGGAAACTAAAAACACTATCAAGAAATCTTTGAATAAAGGAGACATCTTAAAGATGGACTATGAGGCTCAAAGAGAAATAGTTAGAGCCTTAATCAAGAAAGTACAAGTCACAGCTGATAGCATTGTCATCAAGTGGAGGATATAGAAAGAATTTTACTATCCCTCATTTCAATCAAGGTGCGCTATTCTCTTTATTTTCTTAAAAAAATCAATAATTTTACTATCCCTCATTTCTACCAGTGTAAAAGCTTTT